CCTGTAGGACCTTTATCACCTGTAGGACCTTTATCACCTGTAGGACCTTTATCACCTGTAGGACCTTTATCGCCTGTAGGACCTTTATCACCTGTAGGACCTTTATCACCTGTAGGACCTTTATCGCCTGTAGGACCTTTATCACCAGTAATACCTTTATCACCTGTTCCTTGATCGCCTGTAGGACCTTTATCACCTGTTATTCCTTTTGGTCCAGTTGGACCGTCTGGTGGTCCTGCTGGACCTGTGGGTCCGGTGTCTCCATTTCCTCCTGTTCCAGTCATTCCAGTTGGTAATATTCCATTAAATACAGTTCCATTGTAAAAATATATTTCATTTACTCCTAATAAAGAATTACCACTCATATCAATGTGACTTTCAGCTAATATTTTAGAATTCAATAATCCTATTTTTTCAGAAATGGTTAAATTATCATTATTACAATAATGATTTCTAACAATATTGTTAGAAGAAGCATAATTTAATCCTCCATATCTTCTAAAAGATTGACTCATATAATTATGATTATTAAATATAAATTTTTTTTCTTTATTACTTGGATATTATCTTTTTTCTTTTTGTTTTGTTTTTCTTTGATGTTTTTTTTCTTTTTTGAACATTAAATTGAATCATGTCATTTTTATTAAAAAACGTATTATTATTTAAAATATTATCAAATTGTAGAGATAAAAAATCATTTTTTAATTCTTCTTGTAAATCAATAGGATTAGGGGTTCCTTTAATTATTTCATTAAATAATACCCCATTCCCATTGTTATTATATAATCCATTTATTGTTGTAAATCCTGTTCTGGAATCATAATTTTCAGATAAAGATAAACTTTTATAATTTTTAGACATATAATATATTATGGAATTAAATATTCAAGAAAAGGATATTACAAATAATAATACTAAAAATAAAAGAAAACAAATATCATATGATGATTTATTGTCAAATATGGGATTTAAATTAAATAATGGAAAATTAGAATTATACAATAAAAAAATAGATGAGAATACATATACCAATCAAAATACATATCAAAATACATATACCAATCAAAAAACATATACCAATCAAAAAACATATACTAATCAAAAAACATATCAAAATAATCAATATCAAAATCAAAATAATCAATATCAAAATCAAAATAATCAATATCAAAATCAAAATCAAAATGTAAAAAATCAAAATATCCAAGAAAAAAATATAACACAAGCTCAACCAATGACTAAAAAACAGTATAGAAGGTTACTTCAACTACAATATCTTGAAAAAATGAAAGAAAAAGAAAGAATTAATAATATTAAATCAAAGAAATTATTATTTTCAAATCCTTTAACAATAAATAATATAAATCAATCTATTCCAGTTTTAAATAAATTATTTCAGTTTTCTCGTTAATAATGATTTAATATAATTATATAATTATTATTAACATGTATAAAATAAATGAAATAGATGAAATAGATATAATAAAACTTTATAAAAAGAATGGATTAAAATCCATTCTTTCATTACAAGAAGAAAAAATAATAAAAATGTTAAAATATTTGGATAATCAATATTATAATTGTCAAGAAGATAAATTATTGTTATTAAATGATTTAGAATATGATGTCTTGAGAGATTATGCAAAAAATAATTTTAGTAATCATTCTTATTTTAAAAGTATAGGGTCGCCTATAAAATCCAATGAAAAGGTATCTTTGCCTATATTTATGGGTTCTATGAATAAAATAAAACCAGAAACAAATGATTTATCAAATTGGTTAAAAAAATACAAAGGACAATATATTATTTCTGCCAAGTTGGATGGTGTTTCAGGATTATATGTAAAAGAAAATAATTTGGAGAAATTATATACAAGAGGAGATGGTTTTTTTGGAAAAGATATTAGTCATCTCATTCCTTTTTTGAAAATACCTAATTTAAATCAAGATATAATTATTCGTGGTGAATTTATTATATCAAAAGATTTATTCAAAGAAAAATATGAAAATGAGTTTTCAAATATACGTAATTTAGTATCAGGAATTATAAACACAAAAAATATAAACGAAAGGATAAATGATGTTCATTTTGTAATATATGAATTGATACAACCTATTCTAACTCCATTGAATCAATTGCAATATTTAAGAAATTGTAATTTTGAATTAGTGTATCATATAGAGAAAGAGTTGATTACTGAAGAATTATTAAAAGAAGAAATTCTTTTTCTTAAAAAGAATTATATTTATGAAATAGATGGAATCATAATAACAAATAATGATATATATGAAAGAAAAATAGGAAATCCAGAACATTCATTTGCCTATAAAATGATATTAGATGAACAAATAAAGGAAGCAATTGTAAAAGATGTTATTTGGGAAGCAAGTAAAGATGGATATTTAAAACCGAGAATAGAGATAGAACCATTAATGATTGGAAATGTAAAAATTTCATATTTAAATGGGTTTAATGGAGCATATATAAAAAATAATAAAATAAATACAGGTTCAAAATTATCCATTATACGAAGTGGAGAAGTGATTCCACATATATTAGAAATAAAATCTTTTTCAAAGGAAGGAAAAATGCCTGATGTTTTATATAAATGGAGTGAGAGTCAAATTGATATTATATTGGAAGATTTAGATAATGAAATGGTAAAGAAAAAGAAAATAGTTTTATTTTTAAAAACGATTGGTGTAGAAGATATATCTGAAGGAATTGTTAAAAAAATAATAGAAAAAGGACATGATTCAATAGAAAAAATAGTTGATTTAAAAGTAAAAGATTATTTGGAAATCAATGGATTTCAAGAAAAAATGGCAAATAAAATACATGATGGAATAAAAAAAAGTCTAGAAAATGTTGGATTAGAAGAATTGATGGCTGCGTCTAATATATTTGTTCGTGGAACAAGTATAAATAAAATAAGATTAATTTTGGATAATATTCCTGAAATATTAAATAAAGATTTGTCTAATGTAGAGAAAATAAACAAGATTACGAAAATAAAAGGAATGTCTTTAAAATCGGCAACAGATTTTGTAGAAAGATTACCTATATTTTTTGATTTTTGTGAAAAAATATTGGATAAAAATAAAATCAATCAACTTTTCTCTACAAAAAAAGAAAATATAATAATAAAACATGAATTGTATAAAAAAAATATAGTCATTACAGGTTTTAGAGATGCAAATTTGAAAAAATGGATTGAAAGTGTTGGAGCAATGATAGGAAATACTATTAGTAATAAAACATATCTTGTAATTACTTCTTTAAATAATGGTAATAACAAAATAAAAGAAGCAACCAAATTAAATATTCCTATTTATTTATTAAATGATTTTATGGAAAAATATTATAAATTATAAAAAATATTATCAATTATAAAATTGAAACGATTATTTCAAGTTAAAAAATATTTATTGACGAACCAAGAAAAACAATTTTCCAAAAAAAATGTCTTTCCCAAGAAGAATTGAAACCATCTTTTGCTACAGGGAACCATCATCATCAATGTCATCATCATCAATGGGTAGGTTTGCCCCTAAAGAAATTGTTGTTTATCAAGTTCCAAGTTTGGATGAATGTATTGGTATGTTGCCACGAACAATTGGAAATTATATATTATCATTTACCCCATTTTGGATTGAATTTTATTTACAAAATATACAAAAAAAATATGGAAATAAATTTTTAATAGAAATGATTGATAAATATTTATGTTGTAATAATCGTGATCCTTTATTAATACAAAGTTGTTGTGGTAGATTAGAATTTCGTGGAAGAAGTAAAATGAATCAAGAAGAAATAGTTAATAAATTAATTTTCTCTATAATCACAAATTATAGAGAAAAAAAGAATATTCCAATTGCATTCCAGTATTTATTAGAAGACAAGAAAAAAGAAATGGTTCAAAAAGAAAGAATCTTAAAATCTCTTAAAGTTGGAGATATTTTATATAATCGTAATAATCATGTATATTATTTGGTAATTCATGTAGATGAAAAAACTTATAGAACATGTATTATTAAATTTTGGATATTTAATGATGAATATTATGTATGGACAATAACCAACAAGTTGAGAACAGAAAATAGAACAAAAAATAAATTACAATTTGCAGAACGCTTGTCAAGAAAAATAATAAAAAGTTATAAAACTTCAACTGATGTTGATTTTACAAAACCATTTATAGATATTTATTATCAATTATAATGACATTGATGTACAAGTATATAACTGATTAAATATTTTACGATTATTTACATCATTATAATTTTCAATATTAATATTTGTTATTTTTTGCATGATTCTGGATTCAATATCTTCATAATGATTAATATGTTGATTGTTTTCTTTCCATTTATAATGGAAAACTTTTAACATGTATTGATATAATGTTTTTATTAATAACATGAAATTCTCTACATCCATTTTTATCCATCTTGGATTAGAATCAAGAAAACTACAAGTAGATGGACTTGTTCCAGGACTTGTATTTTCTGTTTCTAACGGAGAAATATTATAAATATAAATAGTATTTTTTTTCTGTTCGCTAGAGAAAATAGGTATATTTTCTTTTCCACAATCTTCAATGTAACGAGATAAAATTAAATGACAAACGTTGGATATATTATCACTAATTAAATTATTTATATCTTCTTCTTGAATTGTCAAATTAGATAACCATTCTCTATAAGTATATTTAGGTTTCTCTACATTTGAGTTAAGAGAAATCAAAATATCAATTTTCTTTAACGAACCTTTATGAATTATTTTTTCCAAATCATTTACTTTATCTTGTAATTTTTTATTTTGCAACACTAATTCTTTTATCATTTTATACATTTTTAATGGAGAAGGAATATTTTCTATATCTTCATCTTCTTTTAAATTCTTGTCTGATAGGAATTCACAAATAAGAACATGTTTATCATATTCCTTTTTCTTTTTCAAATTATATTCTTTTAAACAAAATGGACAAGAAATTGTGTTTAAACTCATTATTGTTTCTAAATTCATTATTTATAATATATTTTATTCAATTTTTAAATACTTATCATAATTAAAGCAATACAATTATTCATGTAAAAATGTTATTTTTATTAGGTAAGGTTTATTATTTATTTAACGCTAAATTATCATTATGGTAAATAATCTTGTTCTTATATATGGAATCGTATAATAATAATAAAGGTATTAGTTTTTTTAAAATATTCAAACCTGTTTCTCCTACTTTTTATTTAACTTCTACTGATCCTGCTTTTCAATATCAAATTCAAAAAAATATTCAAAATACAACAGGTGTTTCTTCTTCATTATATAATGATAATATATCTGCTTTGAATATATATCAATATCCAACACGATTTGATAAACAAAATTGGAATCAAATGAGTGATAGAGCAATTAGACATTATCAAACAAACAGTGCATCTTCTCAAGGAAGTTTTTATCATCCAAGTAGTTTGAGACATACGCAAACAAGATTAAGACCTGGAGCCTTAACACCAGGTGGTGTTGGTGTTGATATAAAACATAATTCATATTATCGTTATTTAGGAAGATTAAAAGGAGAGAAAAATCTTCGTAGAGGTATTGTTCCTTATCAATATGGAACACGTATTCCATTTAATAGAGCAACTCCTATTTATGGAGCAAAAACAATGAAAACATCTATTGTGACTGGATGTAATATTTGTAATACAAAACCTTATCCTGGATATTTTGAAAATGAAAAGAGAATATATAAAATTAATGATATAGAGAATAAATTAAAAACCACTATTTATCCTGTAGGAACAAGAGTAATGGAATACGATTCAAAGAAAAAGGTATATTCACCTGGTATTGTTACAAATATTGTAACAAATGATTTATTATTGGTTTATTTTACAGATACACCATTTACACAAACATATGATTATTCAACTTTATATCAAGCGTCTCGTTTAGTTAAATTTTCAAACCTTTTTCCTTATCGTGATGCATTGTTATGTAATGATCCTTGTGCAAAGAAATTATTATAAATAAAAATTCATGTTAATAATATTTATATAATGTAAAAATGATACAATTTAATTTATTTAGTAAACGCAATCATTTTCGTAATCAACAAATTGGAATCTCTCTAGAATCATTAAATGGAAGTCAAAATTATAATAATATAATGGTAAGTAATCTCATTTCTTCACAAAATAAATATTCTAAACAAAATAAACCTATAATGTTTCGTGGATCAATGGTAAATTATGTGAATTCACCAAGTGCATCATGTGGTTGTGGTAAAAATTAAAATATAAATATTATATATGCCTGTTCGTTTGTCACCTTATACAAGAGCAACAAACTATAGCACATTAAATGTATATGTTCCACAAACAGGAGTTGTTAATAATTGTAATAATACTTTATGTTATACATATAATCATAATTATATTTCTGCACCACATTCTGGCGTAGGAAATGTAGGTAGAACGGCACAAGGATATCTTTTTTGTAGAAAAAGATTATAATATTCAATCATACGACATTATTATGAATGTAAAAAAATAATTATATTATATATATGAAAAAAATAATGATTATTATAGTTTTAATATTAATCATAATTTTATTTTCATTTTTATTCACAAGTAAATATGAAAATTTTAGCAATAATCCATCTTATCCAATTGGAGGAGATACAACAAATCCAGATTTAAGCAAAAAGATATACGTTTATCCTATACATACAAATCCATCTTATCCAATTGGAGGAGATACAACAAATCCAGATTTAAGTAACAAGACAAATCAATATAATGTAAATATTTATGTTTCATTCGTACAATATATTTTATTAATTATAATTATAATTCTATTGTTATCTTTATGGAAACGATAACATTTTTTTATTATTATATATTATATGAAAAAGTATAATAATAAAAAAATATGTATTTGGTTATTAGCAATATTATTTATATCTAGTTTGTTTATATTTGTTATACAATATGAAGGATTTGTAAATAGAAGAAAACCATACAATCCACCACCACCAAATCCAATTGGTGCAAATTGTGACAACACTGTACCTACCGTTGTAAAAAGTTGTAATCAATATACATCATCAGGAGGAGAATGTCCTTGTAATTATGCAAGGACAAATGGTGGATCAAATAAATGTGCATGGGTTATACCCAAAGATCACAATGGAAATCCTGTTCAGGGATTAATATATGGAGGGGAATGTCAAACAGTATATTAATTTGTAAATGAATTAATATTTTTTTCTTATATGGATGAAATCATTATTTCAGTAGAAGAAACAGATGAAGAAAAATATACAGATGAAGATAAATCTTTTTATAAAACTAAAGATGATATTACAATTCAAGGAAATATATATGGAAAACGACATTATAAAAAAGTTACATACAAAGAAGTAGAGAATGGATTTAATTCTCAATATTCATCCAAGAATCAAGAATATTCTTCTTCGTTTGATGTATTGGCAAGTTATTTAAAAGGCCAAAAAATTATTTATATGGAAGCAACTGATTATTGTGATTATAATTTACACAAATTAATGATGCCTTCTATTATATTATCTACATGTGCAACTGTATTTGCTTCACTTTTTTTGTGTAGTAAATGGGGTTCTGTCACGTTATCTTCTATCAATGCAATTATTGCATTTTTATTAGCAATGATTAATTATTTTAAATTGGATGCAGCATCTCAAGCACATAAAATATCGGCACATCAATATGATAAATTACAAAGTACGATTGAATTTACATCTGGTTCTATTTTATTATTTAGTAATTTAAGTTATCCACAAAATACACATTATCAAGATAATAAAATATTGTTAGATATAGAATTAATGAAAAAATTAAATGAAGTAGAGAAAAAAATTGCCGAAATCAAAGAAACAAATCAATTTATCGTTCCATCAAATATAAGAAACATGTATCCTATAATGTATAATACAAATATTTTCTCTATTATTAAAAAAATAGATGATATAAAAAAGAAAAAAATAACATTTTTAATGAATATTAAAAATCAAATTAGTTATATAGAGAAACAGATAGAAATAAATCCAACAGAAGAAGATAAAACACAATTGACAGATTTATTAACTCAAAAAAGAGATTATATGGGAGAAATATTATTATTAAAATCCGCCTTTTCTGTAATTGATGAAATGTTTAAAAAAGAAATAGAAAATGCAAATATTATTAAAAATAGATGGTTTCCAAGTTTTTTTTATAAACCATTACAAAACCCTGATTCTATTAATCCATTTATTAGTAATTTAATGAGACCATTTGAAATAACTGATCAAGTATAAATAATTAATATAGTTCCAAAAATACACAATGAAACCCAACCCATGAAATAACATTCAATCATTGATATTTCATAAAATCTTTTCAATAAACTATAAAATAAATACCAAGTTCCCAAAACAATACCTAAGAACTTAATTAATTGTTTTATAATATTATTATCTATTGATATTATGATACATGCATATATAAATAATATAATACTTACAATAATTGGATAAATGACGATAATATCATTTCTAGTATCGGTATTAAAATCACCTTCCAAATAAATATCTCCTGTTGTTGCAATATAATATAAATCGGTATATACATATACTGAGGATGGTTCAAATATATTAAAACTTTTACATGAACAATATTCATTCATTATAAATTGTTGTTCTTCTTCATTATCTAATGAAATCATTTTAACGTGTTGTCTACAATAAGGACATTGAATTTTATCTGTATTTATATTTTTGCTTTTGATGAAAATATATGTTTTAAAACAAGGAATACAATAAATATGATTACAATCTGTTTTAATTATATTATTTTTCTCTATTTCATCATAACAAATAGAACATTCTGTTGATTCAAATGATGAATCATCGTGTGTTTTAAATAACAAGTTAAACCGAACCTTGTTGTTGAAAAACATTTTTTCGTAAAATATCTTTTTTTATAAATTATAATTTCTTTTCAATTTTATAAAAAATTGAAAAAAGGAAATATTTACAAAATAATTAATATATTTTTTTATCTGTTGTAATTATATATGGCAAATACACGAACCATGTCTTATATGAGGACGGATCCTTATTCTAGAACTCGTTGTCGTAGAAAGACACGAAAGTGTGGAGCAAAATGTGTTCCTATAAGAAAAAAACCATCAAGACAATTGACACGTTGTAAGAGAGGATACATGAGATGTGCAAATCATTCTTGTCAACCAAGATTGCGTTAAAAAAATATGTGTTTTTATATAATTTTATAAAAACACAAATGATAAATATAACAAAAATAAATAAGGACCTTTTTTCAATAAAATTAAATAAAGAAAAAATAACAAATCATTTTGTTGTTTTATTAAAATCAATACAAGAATTATCATTTTTTAATAAAATAATAAATACTTTAGAAATAAAAATAAATGCAATTTCTGTTGAGAGATTAAATTCAAAACTAAGTTATGAATTAACATTAAAAATGATTTATTGTTTATATTTACAACAGAAACAATTAGAAAAATTAGGATATAGTTTTTATTCTTTTCATCAAGAAGATATTATTATTATTAATAATTCTTATTTTATTTGTATAAATGAAAAACATATTTGTCCTGTAAAAAATAAATGTTTTTCTCTACAAATGCCATTTTCAAAAGATAATTATTGTTCTCCTGAATTAATAAAAGTAGATACTCTTCCAAATAATTCAATAAATAAATTATCATTTAATTATTCTTTTGCTTTGTTTATTTATTTTTGTTTATTTGGAGAAAAATATAGAGAAGAAAATAATAAATTACACAATATAATAAATACAAATATATATTGGTTTTTAAAAAATAATTTAATAAAAGATTATAATAAAAGAAAAATATTTATGATTTATGAAATATTATGTTGAAATATATATTATTACTTATATAATAAGTTTGATTGAATTAATATAATAAATATATATATGTCTATTCAAACGCTTAAAAAGAAAGGTATTATTACAGGTTTAGGCGTGAAAATAAGTGGAAAGCCGACACGTGGATTTTGGGTTAGTCAAGGACCATTTGGTCCAGAGAAGCAATATAATACATTACCCTTTGGAATAAGTGGGTTTTCATTGCAAGGAGGAACGAGAAATCAAGGATACGTAGGTAAAAGTTATGCAATGAGTGTAAATGGAACGCCCTTTTATGGAGAACATCCAATTGGTTGGGGAGGTCATTTGGGAAGATATGCAAAATCAGAACCTGTATTTAACATGCCAAATGTTAAAGTGGATACTAGAGGAAAACAATTTAGATTTATTAAACCAAGTGTTCTCTCTACAAAAGGAATGTTGGAAAAGAAATATAAATGGATAAATAATGGTCAATATCCAAATTATTGGGTTCAACCCGTTTATGGAAATAGTAATTTATCTGACAACACAAGTCAGCAAGTATATATTGATACATTAGCTGCCAAAAATATAACTGTAAATAATACAAATAAACCAGAGAAATTTATTCATTATTATAAAAGATGTAGTGGTACTGGTTGTTCCACTACAAATGCCAGATATACATCTTATAATATTATTGATTCAAATGGACAATATACAAAAGATTTATATATTCCACAAACTTCTTCACAATATACATTACAAATACAGAGAAAATGTGCAAACCCAATTGGTACTCAAAAACCATTTCCTTTTGCAGCAAATAATACTCATACACCTTCTATTGGAAGTTTAGGTTCATCTACTGCTCAAGTGGGTTCAACTGGATTCCCTACGCCATTATTGACACCCCAATATTTATCTCCACCTGAATGGTATATACAAACAGAATGTCAACTTTCAAATAATATATAAAATATTAATATGATGTGTTAATGTATATAGGTAATGGATTTAATTCAAACAAAATATAAAAGTTTTTTTAATTTGATGAAAGAAAAGGAAGAATTCATGTTGTTGGTTTTTTCCAATTTAATATTTCAAATTGGTCTTACATTTTATTTTATGGAAAAAACAACTATTACATTAAATATATTTGAGAAATATGCATTGTATGCATTAGTTATTGGATTGTTATTAATCATTGTAATTATTAAAATAAATCCAATTATTAAATTTATATTTTTCTCTATCTTTTCTATTTTATTGGGAATTATAATTTCTTTCATGAAAACTACATTAAATCACGAATTTTTTAAAAGGTCAATTATTATATTAGTTTCTTTTTTTATGGTATTTTTTTTAATTGGCGTGTTTATTGTTATCTTGGGAATTAAATTATCATTTAATTTTGGAATCATATTATTTTATTTATTATTAATCATAATTATATTTGACCATTTAACATATTTATTTACTTCATCTACTAACATAATACTCAAGATTTTGGGATTATTTGGATTAATAATTACTTCATTATATATTATTTATGATACAAATAAAATATTACAACACAATTATGATGGAGATTTTATTACTGCATCGTTAAATTATTATATAGATATATTTTATTATGTTGATTTTTTAACGATTGGAATTAGATATTTATTATATATATTAAATTTATTTACTGCTTTTGTTGGAATAAAACATATTAAAAATACTTAAAGTGAATGTATTTATTCATATAAAATGAAACATTCAATGCACAATAGATTGTTGTCAACGTATAGTCAATATTTTTTATTACAAATCAAGGTAGTAGAGAATATGCCAAATTATCAAGAAATATATAATTTGTATGTTCAAAACGCAGATATTCATAACAATAATGTTATGAATAATAATTATATTGATGCAGGATTTAATTTGTTGCTAAGAGAAGAATTGAATTGTGATTCAAGTAGGGTAAACAAGATTGATTTTGGTGTAAAATGTTCAGGAAAAATGATTTGTGATAATGGAAAGGAATTTCCAAGTGGATATTACATGTATCCAAGATCAAGTACAGGATCAAAAACTGCTCTTCGTATGGCAAATTCGGTAGGAATTATTGATTCTGGATATAGAGGAAATCTAATGGGTTGTTTTGATGTTGTCACAAATACATATAGTCCTTCTTCATTTGATAAATATACATCATTGGTTCAACTATGTGCTCCTTCATTGGTGCCAATTGTGATTCTTATTGTAGATGAGTTGGATGAGAATACAGAAAGAGGAGCAGGAGGATTTGGTTCAACAGGAAGATAATGTATTGTATTATATTATAATAATTTATAATATAATGAAAATAAATGAAACCTTAATTTATTTTGTTATTTTTTGTGTATTATTGTTTTTATTATACATTATTCCAAAAATGATGATTTTTTTATTTCATTCAATAATGGGATTCATAATGATATTTACGATAATATATTTATTGTCAAGAAAAAAGAATTCTTTTCAGTTTAATCATTCTTTTGCATTTGGATTATTAATGATATTTATTATATTTTATTTATCAATATCCAAAAGTATTTTTTCAAATAAAGTCGTTCCACTTGGAGTCGTTCCACTTAAAGAAGGTTATGTATCTTCTACTTGGTCTGAAGAATTGATACAAAAATTTTTAACTTATCAATATTATCATAATCCAAATTATATTTTTGATATAAATATAATACAGAAACAAGCAACTCCAAAAGAAGCAGAAGAATATTTAAAAAATGGGAAATGGAAATGGTCTCCTGAAGTAGAAAAGGTATACAAGAAATATATATATAATGCTCCATTTGTAAGTTTTGATGAAGGTGCATCAATGGATAATGCAAAAAGGATATATAATGAAAAAGCAATTACTGATTTAATGGCGTGGAATAGTAAAGAAGGACAATTTATTTTAAATGGAGCCGTATTAGGACAATCCAAAAATTTACCCAAGAATATAAATAATCAAATTAAATGTAATACAAAAGGACAAATGATGAAGATTATAAATAGAGATGTGGATATATATCCAGGATACATGATTCAAGAAAAAACAATTCTACCTTTTGAAGATATTCCAAAAACATTAACTGGTTTTCAATTTATAGATGAACCTTGTAATCCTTGCATACAAGATAAAAAGAAATGTAAATTTACATTAAATATAGGTGATGGAGGAGAAATCAGTTCTATTTGGAAATATATCTGGGGTACAAATAACAAAGAAGGCAAAGAAGGCAAAGATGATAATGAAACAAATAGAGAAATAAATATAGGTGTGACACCACCCAAAGTAGACCCATTATATGAAAAGAATTTACGTGTAAATATGAATTTTTAATATTCATCGCTATCATAATCGTAATCACGAATAGGTTGACTACATGAACGCATAATTTCCACTTGTTTTGGTGTTGAATTCATTTTATTTAATGGTTCTCTACTTAACAATGTATTATCAAATTGAAAATCAAAATTTTTATATTTATTATTAGGTATTTTATTAATATTATAACTCAATTGTTTTCCGTTTGAATTACTTCTTGCCGTTAAAAACATTTTACTTAATTTTGTTCCTTCTGTATTTAATATTATCCATAAATCATCATGTAGAGACTTTAATAAATCATTGTCGTTTAAATTACATTCATTCATGTATTGTTTCAAATGATTCAATACTTTTTCAATATCTGTTTTTATGAAAGAATCATTACATTGAAATAATAATTCTTGAATTTTTTGTCTGAAAATATATGAAGTTAAATTATTTATTTCATAATCTTTTTTTCCAATATATACCATATCTCCAGACATGTTTTTTCCAACAACATAAACTATAATGGAAGATGGATGAATAGAAGATAAATGATATGTTTTATTTGATTTACTGAATAAAGAATCAATATATAATTCATTGGTCCATTTGTTTTTCTTGTAATCATAAATAAATCCATTTTCAATACCTATTCTAATATCTTGAAAAGCAGAATATAATAACGAATGAATAATTTCTCCATAAACTAATCCACCATTTTCTATTTCATCAATAAAAAAATATTCACCTTTTGAATAAGAATTTGCCAATCCATTTAACGTTAAAACAGAATGATCTAATCCAAATCCAATGAAAATGTTTTTTATTTCTTGATTAAGTAGAGAAGATAAAGAATAGATATCACTCGTTCCAGCAGTAGAATTACCATCTGTTGTAAAAATATGTGTAATTAAATAATCAGGATTTTTTTCTTTAAAAGATTGAATTTCTTTCAATGCATTATTTAATGCAAGTTCAATATTCGTTCCATTTCGTGGTCTCATTTTTTTTAAAGAAGACAACATACTATCCAAGTTAGAATGATTTATTTTTTGTAAAGGAATAATTTTCTCTATATTATCATCAAAGGCATCTACTTGAATCCAAATTTCAATTTCATCTGTATAAGAATCTAATAATGTTAATATATTTCTAATTGCATGAATAGAATGTGTCATTTTTGTTCTTTCATCAGAACAATAATCGCTCATGGAACCAGATATATCATTTGAAAAAAAAATAAACATTGGGTTTTTATTTATTATTGTTTCTTTTAATTGAATATTAAATGTCCCAAAATTCATATCATTATTTGAAAAAATAGTTGGACAATGTTTATTTTCTTGATTATCATGAAATGTAATAGAAATTTGTTGAATAAATGTATTATTATCAATATCCATTAATTATTCTAATCATTTATAATATATTTAAATTATAATATAAAAATTATTAGTAAGTATGATTATAATGACTGGTGAATCGGATAATTTGGGAGAAATGAAAAATAAGTTGCTATCTATTCAAGTGACAGATGAGAATGTTGCACTCAATTTGATGGTTTCATTCTTGAATTTAGCACAGAGAAGAGGTGTATTCTCTATTGATGAATCGTCAAAGATTTGGGAATGTATTTCCAAGTTCCAAAAGAATAATAATACTACATCATAAATTATATATAATTATATTATATATGATTCGGTTAGGAAGAACTTATGATAATTATATTTTGTTTATTATTTTTATTAAAATATTATTTATTATTTGTGCAATTAGTACATTTTTATTAAAAATGAAAATAAAAATGTCAAAAAATAATAATAATAAAATAATAAACATGTATAATAATTTATCTGATTATAAAGAAACATTAGAATTTATATTTATTATTTCTACTGCTTTTATTTGTATTATTGTATTTTATCCATTTTATAAAGAACAAGTAATTATAGATAAACATACAAGATTATTATTATTTATATATGGATTTATTATTCTTATTACTGCTAATTGGAGTATATTGACAAAACATTTGCCATCTTGGTTTGTTGATTTACAAAACATGATTGGAAATAAAAAATAAGAAATTACATTACAAGAACAAATCAAAACATAAATAATTCAAATCAAAATTCAATCATCTTCATCTTCATCTTCATCTTCATCGGAATCCGAATCTTCTGCCCAACTAGACTTTTTTGTCATAATTTCTCGGCAATCTTGCTTCAACTTTTGGATTTTTATCTTTTCTTCTTCAGTAATTGGCAACGCTGGTGCTCTTGAAAGTTCTGGTGCCAAAGAAAGCATTGGTGCTCTTGAAAGTACTGGCGCCAAAGAAAGTGTTGGTGCCAAAGAAAGCATGGGAGCCAATGGCAATCTGGGTACTAGAGTACTTGAAAGTGTGGGCGCCAAAGGAAGTATGTGAGCTTCTTTTTTGACCTTGTCTGCGTATGTTGGTTTAACAACAACAGGTGTTTCTTGGATTGGTTCTTGGATGACTGATTCTTTTTCTTCTCCTTCTTCTTCTTCGTCACTGGATTCAACAAGTGAATCATATTTTCCTCGCTTTATTTCTGGCTTGACTGGGACGACTTGGACTGGAGGAACGACAACGACACGTTGTTGTTTTTCTGTATTTACTTTGCAGTACTTGATGGTGTGTCCTTTTTTTCCACATTTTCGGCAATTCAATGACAACAAGAGAGGACAAATGGTTTTGCCATCTCTGTCTCGTGGTTGATGAGATGTATATTCTTTTTCGCTTTTACCTGCGTCTTTGCAAACTTTGCAATTCATTGAGGTTGATTTCATTGAGGACGACATTTTGATTGTTGTGCTTGATTGTTTGAATCGTTGAGATTTACTTGACGGATAAATATGTTTCAATTTTTTATTTTTATATGGGATTATTGAAAAACTGAAAATCTAAAAAATTTTGGGTTTAAAAACAAACCATGTAAGAAAAAAAGAAAAAACAACATTTGGTATCATATAATTCCAATTCTCTACTTGGTCATCACAATTCGTTCTAAACATATGATCTAAAAAATCTGGTCCAAAATTACAATTGATATATTTATGATGAAGTTCATGACTAGGAGAATTATGTAATAATGAATAATTAATTAAATGAACTGAAATATATAATATTGCAAAATAAAAAATAAGTATATTTGGAACAAATCCACATAAAAAATAATAGTTAAAAAAATAAAATAGTATAAATATACTGATATTTACACATAGTTCTACAAATAAATATTTATTATTTATTTCATCATTTTCATTATGATGAAATATTAAGTGTGGGCTATATTCTTTAAAAATATTTAATGAATAAATAATATGAATTAAATATGAAGACAAAACTATAATAAATAAATATATAATAGATAAAAATGGATTTATTTTTTTATAAGTTAATAAAACTGCAAAAAAATATAATAAAAATAAACAAATTAATTGATAATTAAATATTTTTAATAATTTTTCTTTAAAAAACCTCATTTGATTAAAATATTATAATATTTTAAAATAATTAAAACAAATAACTTGTATATATTTATTAATAAAAATAAATTAATTACAATTTCTTCTCTTTTTTTATAAGATAATTTAGTTAAAAATGTTTCAGTAAAATATGTAAATATGGGATAAAAATATTTATTTTGTTCATATTTAGTTATTATACATCTACCATGAATAATATAACTTATTTTCACTATAATTATTATACACAATAAAATAAATAAGATTTTTATATTATTAGACATCAATAATATCGTAAATGATAACGATGCAAAAGCAAAATGTAATAATGAAATCAACAAAACCAATAATATATTCATATATATTATTGACTTTTTAAAAAATTGAAATATTTTTAGATTTTTTTTGATTATTGTATTTCTAACAATGTTGGCTCGTTTCAATCGTTTCGTGGAGTTTTCAAAAATTGACAAAAAGTCGTATCAAGAGGAAGGCATCAAGTGGTGTGTTGATAAGGAAATCAATGTGAATGAGGGTGGTGTACGTGGTGGATTTATTTGTGATGAAATGGGATTGGGGAAAACAATAATGATGTTGGCAGTCATTGTTGTGAATTTTGTTCCTAGAACATTGATTGTTCTTCCAAATGCCTTGATGGAACAATGGAAGAATGAAATACGAAATAAATTGGGTCATTCTGCCATCATTTATCATGGAAACAAAAAGAAATCAATTTCTTTAAAACAATTGAATACCTCATTAATTGTCATTACTACATATGGAACATTATCTACAGATACAGATTTACACAAGGTAAGATGGTCACGTGTTATTTTTGATGAAGCTCATAATATTAAAAATAAAAATACAAAAAGGTTTTCTAGTTGTTTCCAATTAAAAACAAGTATTTGTTGGTTAGTAACAGGTACGCCATTACAAAATAGTTTAACTGATTTTCGTAGTTTGGCAACATTATTGCATATGAATCATAAAGAAAATGAATATATATGTAAGCATTATGTATTGAAGAGAACAAAAAAAGATGTTGGATTAGAGTTAAAACCAATTGTTACATCAAATGTTGTGATTCCATTTGCTCCAAAAGAAAAAGATGTATTAAATAAAATGAATTATACTTCTGCATTGGTAAGATTTTTAAGAGAAAGACAATTGTGTATATTTCCTCCCATGATTAAATACTCTAATGTTGGTTCATCCAAGATGGATGTCGTAGTTAGAAAAATAGTAGAGAATAATAATAATAATGGAAAATTGGTATTTTGTCATTTTCGTAGAGAAATGGATGAATTAAAAGCTAGACTGGAAATGGTTGGAATTGAAAAGATTCATATTTATGATGGAAGAGTAAATATGAATCAAAGAAATAAAATTCTAAAAGAAAAAAATAATGTTTTGATTCTTCAAATAAAAACATGTTGTGAAGGTTTGAATCTTCAAGAATATTATAACGAGGTTTACTTTGTTTCTCCACATTGGAATCCATCGGTTGAAAATCAAGCAATTGCCAGATGTCATCGTTATGGACAACAAAAAGAAGTACAAGTGTATAGGTTTTATATGGAAAAGTCTATTGAACAATATATTTTGGGAATCCAAGAAAAAAAGAATATGATTGTGGATAAATTATTTAAATCAAATTGAATTGTGTATTTTACATGTTTTTTTATTGATAATACTATGGAAGAACCACATCCGTATAAATTTATTTTTATTAGTACACATGGAGCAACTATTTCTTATTATGACGATACAACAAACCGATTATTACCTTTTGTAGAGAAAAATTATTTAGATTCTCTACAATTATTATCCATTCCTCCTAGAGGATGTGTAAATATCACAAATAAAAATTTAAAAAATCAAATGATACAAAATACTTATTCTGTAATAAATGAAAATATAAAACGTGAAGAAAATAATGGATTATTTCAGGAAATAAAATTTGGCAAAAACTATATTCCATTGGATAAACTAATAAAAGATGTTATTTATGATACTTATAATAAAAAGGGAATTCCTGATTACTTCATAAAAGGATATGATATACCAGAAAATTACAAAAGACTATCATTACCATTAACAGAACCAGATAATATAGCTGGATTTTTAACTACCTATTCTTGGAGAAATAATGAAGATATGGGAGTAATGAGTTATTCATTAAATGAACCCACTACAACATTAACAAGTGCATCAAATATTGGAATCATTGTTTTAAAAGATACTAATTATTTTTTAGCTCCACGAATTTTTCAACGTTCCACAAATCGTGGTGGGTTGGAATCAAACGTTGGATATCTTTATTTAATAAATAATATTAAAAAATATCTAAGCGAAAGAAAAACAGTAACCATTGGTCACCGACAAGTTTATGGTACAGAATATAATTGCGAAGAAGTACAAATATTTAAAAATTTAAGTAGAAAAGAATCAAAACAAAAATACCAATTAAATCCTATTTTTTTAATAAAAGTCTTTATTGAAAAAGAAAATGGATTAGTTTATTTTAAACATTTACATGGATATAATTTTTTATCTTCACCTATATTTATAAAATATATTCAGTTAAGTAGATTAATGATGCAATATTATACAAATATAGGTGAAGATAAAAAATTATATCCATGTAAATGTTT